CCTGACCAGTTATTCCTACTGCATAACTTGATGAATAAAAAGGTAAACTAAATGTTACTGAGTAAGTTCCTGTTCCTGAAGATATATCATTACCACTAAATATTCTATCTTGCATATCAACAGTAACACTCAAAGCTGATACAACTGGAGTAGATGATAAATCAGAAGAAGTCATCATAACTCTAAAGCGATAATATCTGCTTGTGTAGTCTCCAATTACAAAATTTCTATAAGAAGTCCAAGTTACGTTATCATTAGATAAAGATATTTCTATATGTGCATTACAGTTAGCTGGTGAATCTCCGTCAAAGTTAGAACCTGCATCATCAAAGTTTCCAGTTCTTGCATCAAATAAATCATCTAAGTTGTCAGCAGTCTGAGTTATAAAAGCTGTTATTCTTGAAGTATAACTTGAACCTAAATCTATTATGTTTGCAAAGTAATAAAAACCAAGTGGGTATAAATCAAAAGTAGTAACACCAGAATCAAAGAATGTTGTAGGTGTATCAAAGTTTCCTGTTGCACTATCAAATAATTCTGATGAATCTAATCTAATTGTATTGTCAATAACAACAGTTCTATCAGTTGTACCTGCAAATGTTGGAGATTCTGTTTGTGTAACAATAGCATTAAAGTTTCCTACTGCTGTTAAGTTAGTTGCAATAACAGATTCATTAGAAGAATAGTTACCATTTTTATCTACTGCTTTAATTAAATAAGAACCAACTCTAGCAGGAACTGTAATTGATGTTGCTGGTCTTGCTACCTTTTCAACTAATGAAACTGAATCTGCCCAATCAGCACCTGATGTTAGTGGAGAATATCTAATTGTGTAATGTGCTAAATCTAAGTCGCCAATTTGTGTCCAAGCCAAGTGAGCATCACTTCCAACAATGTTACAAGAGAAATCCTGTACATCTTCTGGTGGTGCTATTCCACCAATAATAGTTCTTGTTGCTGAAGTGTAAGTTGATGAAGAACCTAAAGTGTTAAATGCTTTTACTCTTACATTATAGATTAATCCGTCAATTACGTTTAATATTCTGTGAGTTAAACCTGAACCTTGCCCTGCAATAATATAATTAGCTTCTGTACTTAATTTATATTCAACTTGGTAGTAATCTACAAAGCTATCAGGTGAAGCACCAATCGCAACATCTAATGCTGTGATTACAACTCCGTCTGAGTATTGAATTAATTGATCGCTTAAAGTAACTGAAGCTGGTGCAGATACATTGTTAGGGTTAGGTAATGTCGTATCAGCTATTGTTGGTGCTAATGCTTTAGAAGTCCAAGTGTAGAAATTATCTTGATGCTCAATTAGTTTTAATGAAACTGTTGAATCTGTGTTTATGCTTAAACCATAAATTCTAAATAACTTGGCACTAAATCCACCAGTAGAATATGTTAAATCTACTAAATCACCTATTGTTAAATTAAGTGCTTCTGAAGTCACCATAACTTCTACTGCTAAAGCATTTCTTGATCTTCTTAATATAATCTCGCAAAGTTCTTCAGCTTGATATGGATTAGTAATTCCTTGAAATGTAAAATTGCCCTCTAATTGAGTTCCATTATCTTCAGCTAATAAGGTAGCGTATCTATCACCAACTGGTAATCCAGAATCATCAGCAGGTGGGAATGTTATTGTATCTTCTTGCCACTCTTTATCAGGATTAACAAATGTTCCTATAACACGATTGTATTTAGTATTCTTCTTTTCACCAAATATTTTAATACCACCAATTATATTATCTGAATTTAAACTTAATGAAGATGTACCGGTATTCTCAATAATTAAAAAATACTTACCTTGTGTATAGGTAAATATTGCTCTCATAGGATTTAGTAATTCTCTTACATTGTCTATAACTTTTTGTTCTGTATCAATAACTAAATTAGTTTGAAATAAATCTATATCTGCTGGTGCTGAAGTATAAGGAGTTACTTGTGTATCGCAAATATTTGCACTCGCTTTAAATGAATCGTAATTAGTTTCAAACGCTGTATTAGGCAAACCTTTTCCGTACCTAGTATTTCTTAAATAATCTAAAAGACATAAAGCTGAATTTTCATTATATGTCCAAGTAGAAGCTGTATCTTCTCTATGTGATCCAGAACCACCTTTTGTAGAATCTAATCTGGGATCATAAATCTTCTTACCTTTAAGAATTACTTTAACTTCTGGCAAAGAACCAAACGCATCTTGATTCCAAGTAAATTTAAAAGCTAAATAAGCAACACCAGATAACTTATGATTGCTACCCCAATTAGTTGATTCATCTAATATTGAAGAAGCTGATTGATTGTCTAATCCATAAAACGCTTGTACTGATATTAAACTACCATCTTTATAAAAATTAGCGTCAGAACTATTTACTGTTCTTACTGTTCCGTCAGTTAATGCGCCAGACCAAGTTACTAATTTATCATTAATATAAATTTCATCTACTGATTCAATTCCGTTTCCACCACCTTCGCAAAGTACACCTGCCATATAAAGATAAGCATTATCTGTTCCTGAAGATTCAACAAATACTCTGGCTATACCAACTTGCCTTCTTCCATAAACTACTGGAATGGCACTATTGTTAGACGCCTTATTAACTAAAATTCCTTGTGCTGTTTCTTGACCTTGCACATTTCTTTTTGGTGGATCAGGTTTTAAAACCCAAGAGATTGCTGTTGTGACTACAAGTTGAACAACAAATGCTGTTACTGGATCAAAGCCCATTATGGAACTCCCTTTTGAATTTCATAGATCTTCTATAAATAGTTGAATCATCAGCTATCCTTAACCATTTTAAAGGTTGATCTACTTCTAATACATTTCTAAAATATTCTTTTGTCCATTTCATTATTTCTCTTAAATGACTTTTAGCTACTGTTTCTATATGCCAAATGTTATTTCCTGATTTCCACTCGTTAGCTTTCAATCTTCCAGTAGTCATAAATCTTTTTTCTACATCATCACTTAAATACGCCCAATTAGTAAATCCTACAAGTTCACCATTAAATTTGTGTAATTGATATTGCTCTAAGTTAAAAGATGGCAATACTGCATTTATTATATCTTGATATTTCATTTTGTCGTATCTTGGGAACTGTCTGTATAAATGTATAATTTTGTAAAGATCATTTATGCTTTGCCCCATTTAATATCCTTTGCAGTTTGTGAAGCATAATCAAAACCAACATCTGTTGGAAAATGTAATGCTTGTGAGTTTGTATTAGTTTTTCTGCCTTTAATTTTATCAAAGTCTGCCCAATGTGAAGCAATAGAAATAGATACAGTAGAATTATTATTATCTTCTTCAATACTTAGGTTTTCAATTCTTCCATCAAATAATAAAAATGGGTGATTTATTAATGCTTGGTTCTCATCTAAGAATCCTCTATATACCCAAGCCCTCTTATCCATATAATCGTTGTTAAGAAATAAAGATATTATTGTTTGGTCAGCGCCACCAAACTTAACTACTAAATTACTTACTGATACTTCTGAAGATTCTGCTGATTCTGAACTACCTAAAAATAATGACGAAGCAACATAAGTGTTTCCATCAAAGGTAATATTTTTATAATGATCTGTATAATAAGTTCCTGTGCTTACTCCTAGATAGACAAGTTCTACTGGATTAAGTTTATTAGTTGCGAGTTCTGTAATTAATGAAGCGTTTAATGATCTAGTCACTACAACACCTCTATAAGATCAATTTCGTATTGAAAATAGTTTTCTGTGCCTACTGCAAATTCTTGAATATCGTTTGTTAGTCCTACTGTAAAATCTACATTAGAATAAATTAAAACAGTATTATCAGAAAGGTTTGCTCTTAATGGTGGTTCAATAGTTAATGTTCCTGCACCAGAACCATTAGAAGATAAATCCTCTACAACCATATAAACTTTATTAGCACCGGTAAATCTTACAAAGTCACCAGCTTTTAAAACACCAGTTAAATTGTTTCCCATTCCATCTACTGCGATTGTAGTATCTCCAGCAGTATGTGAACCTACTACTGATATAACTGTATTAGCTGAACCTCTTGTGCTTGAAATAGTTGCTGGTACAAAATTGAAAGATTCTAGTTGTGATCTTTGTTTCATTACGAAAGCCATAATAGGTGCAAATTCTGCTCTTGTCATAACTGGAAATTGTAAAACTAAACCAAATCTTTGTCCGTCAATTTGTCTAGCTTGTCGTCTGCCAGATACAGTAGTTGATACAATAGTATTTTGTTTTGAACTTACTGAAACTGCTCTAGTCGCTGGGCTTGAAGGAAATGTACCACTCATTATACTAAACTTGGTCTCCCTTTACTGTTAAGTGCTTGGTTCATAATATTTACGATAGTTGATCTATTATCTAATAATAATTCTTTAACACCTCTAACATCTGTTGCAACAATCGTAAAGTTGAAGCTATTGCCTTTTCCTTGCATATCTTGATTA